AATCGAAAATGGATACTTTCAGTTGTCCTAACAACGGACTGCCGTGGCACGATAAGAAGGTGAAGAAAATCGTGCGTAAAATCAGAGATGCATTTTGGTGAGTGAGAGGAATAATAATGAAATGGATAGAATTTAGTAGATTAAACCAAGTAATAGAAGGACTAACACCAACAAGAAAAATAAGAATTTTAGCAAAAGATTATCCCGAAGAATATATCTCATTCATTGAGATATTAGCCTTGGAACTACCCGTTAATAATCTTGCAAGTAAGAAAGCCATGAAATGGATAACTAATGTTTTAGAGGTATTTGATGACGAAGTAGAAGGGGCCATTTACATTCATGGTGATATAGGTGAAGCAATGTATCACTTCACAGAAGATGCTAACGATTCAGATTTTAATCTCCAAACTGTAATCACATTCCTTTCTATGGATTGTAGTAAAAGTGACGGTAAATCATTTCAAATATTCAGGAATGCGTTTTCTGCAATGTCGGCTTTAGAGAAGAAATGGTTCCTAAGATATTGGTTGAGAACCCCAAGAAACGGAATCAATGCTGGTTTAGTAAAGAAACTCTTAGCGAAAGTTTACGATAAGAAAGTAGCCGAAATTACAAAGCATCATCAATTGCATTCTCTTTCTGATATCGCTATGTACTATGGTAAAGAACAAACCCCACCTAATGATTTGAAAGTAGGTAGGTTCATTGCCCCTATGTTAGCCAAGGTTGTTCCTAAAGAAAAGTGGCCTCCTCGATTTATTATTGAATACAAGTATGATGGAGCAAGATATCAAATTCACAAAGGAGATACAGTCATCATCTTCAATCGGAAGGGGAAAGTGGTTACAGGAAAATTCCCCGATATGGTAGAGTTAGTGAACTCTTGGGATATATCTGAGCCTTTTATTATTGATACTGAAATCTATCCTATCGAGAACGATGGGCGACCTGCCCCTTTCAAGAAAATGGGAACTCGTATTCATTCTAAGAATATCCAAGAAGCCATTGAAAAATGCCCCGTAGAACTGGGCGTGTTTGACTGTATGATGTTCAATGGTGAAAACCTAATGGATTTATCCTTTGAACAAAGGCTAACTACAATAAATAAATTTCCAAAATTAACAGAAAGAACACCCCAAATGCAACATCATATATTCTATAATTTAGCAATTAATGATGGTTATGAAGGAATTATGATTAAGGATTTAGATGCTCCATATGAAAGTGGAAAGCGTTCTACTGCTTGGGCTAAACATAAACCACCAAGATTTGAATTAGATGTGGTAGTAACAGGTGTGCGCTATGGGGAAGGTAAAAGAGCAACAGTTTTTAGTTCATATGATATTGCTGTTAAAGATAAAAATGATTTATTGTCCATTGGAAGCGTAGGTACGGGTTTTTCAGAAATAGATTTAATTTACTTAACTAATGAGGCGAGGAAGATAATCCTATCAGTAGACAACGGGACTCATATCCTTTCACCAAGAATAGTTTTAGAGGTGACTTGTGATTTGATAACCACTGATAGTGAAGGTAATTTAGGATTAAGATTCCCACGGCTTCTTAGGATAAGACACGATAAACCTGTATCTGATATCAATACGTTAGAAGACATTCAAAATATGGTGTAAAAATGACTGCAATCTGTTATTATTCAGGAACTATAAGCAATGGAAACATTCTCTGTGATAGGTTCTTTAAAAACACCAGAATAACTACTGATAAAACAATAGTCTCTTGTCCTGACTGTTTACGAATATTAGGAACTAAAGTCAAATTAAAATATCATATTCATCTGAATTATAATTTTCTTAAAGAAGGTAAATTAAGTAAAGATAATATTTTAGAATTTTCTGAGTATGAACCTAATCCTGATGATAAATTGATATGCACAACAGATAAAAATACAATTACCTATATTACAAATGACCCAAGAAAAGCAACCTGTTTACATTGTAGAAAACATAAATGGGGCAGGAAGGATAACAGAATATTCATTTTAACTGGGTTTTTAATAGAAAGTGGAATGGAGATGAGTAGACTTTCTAATTTACATAAATTTAGTACCCGACAATTGGAGAAAACGCTAGACGTTTATCTTCACGGAGGTAATGTATAAGGGGTGAGATTATTACTACCATTGAAAGGCGGCGACAACGGCAAGGCGGGATAGTAATGGAAATTCATAAGAGTAACGACATAAAGCAAGAATGGACTAACATATATGGAAAAATAACTATATTCAATTATATGGTATATGGTAATATAGGTGAGAGAGACTTATCTGTCATTAGTCACGCCATCAAAAAGTCCTTCGGTTTAAAGAAATTTATACCGATGTTAGAGCATATTAATTTTGAGATGGCGGAATTATTCAATCTATATCAAGGGACACATATTCAATGGGTGTTCCCTGATGAAATAAAAGAAACAAAAAAAGTGATTCATTTAATATCTGAAGGATTAGAATTTCAAAGAATAAAGAGTGAATTTTTGGGAGTTACAGTAGATGTTTACGAAAGAACAACTTGAAGGGATTATTGTTGCATTAGCAAGTCCTGAGATTTCTATTGAAAAGGATGACAAACAATCTATTGGTTATAGAATACGATTAAAGGTGCATTTCAGAGCACTGAATAACTCTTTCATTTTGGGTCTGAAAGAAACATTAGAAGAGAACGGAATAGATACCTATTATAGAAGTAAAGAGAAAGAAAACAGACCCTACCCTTTACTCAGAATAACTAACGTGGATAACTTGTTAGATTTGTTTAGGTTGATTCCACCCGAATTAGAGAATTGGAATAATAAATTTGATTCCTTTCTTGAAGCCTTAACCATAGTAGCAAACAAACACCATCTAACCCAAAAGGGGTTTGATAGAATATTAGAAATAAAAGGAGAGTGGAGCGCCTGACATTAGTTTCAATGGGAAATAAAGAACGACCAATATTGATAACGGGTAAAACCGGAACGGGTAAAACCACGATGGCTAAATCATTAGTTAGTGAAAATCATGTCATGTATTATGCTAATGAGATTAAACCTAATGATTGGAAATCTCTTGAAAATGATATCATTATTGAAGAGGTACATTACAAGGCCAATAAAGATGTTATCATGAATGTGATACGTCACTGTAAAACTACTATTATTTTAACTTCAAATAATGAAAAAGATGTCTCCTCGGAGATTAAGAACTCCTGTAAATTAAGGAGAGCAGGAACAACTCCGCATATCTTGGAGACAATCAAAGAGTTAGCACCAAGAAGTGAAAGCCCAAAGAATTCAGAGATGAGTGTCTTTGATTTAATTCAGGATTATTTGAAGAATACCAATAGAGATGAAGTGGCTAATAATCTAAAGGAGAACAAACCCGCNGATGTTCAAATAATGACTTGGTTAGGTATGAACCTGCATCCTAACAAGTTAGCGTTTGTTGATGGTAGAGTAAAGAGAAGATGGTCACAGAAATACTTCTATGAATTATTAGCCTATACTCATGATGGTAGAATGCATTCTAAAATCAATTATCCAAAGAGAGGTAAATATTCCAAGATTCCCTCAATTCTGAGAAAATTGAAAATAAAACCCAATCAGGGTTATTTGTTACCTCAACTATTACAAGATGAAGAATTTGAAATGTGGGCAAAGAAGAGACTAAGAAGTGATGAAAGTAGAGTGATAGGTATGAAAGATAGAAAGAAACAAAGAAATGCACCGATTACACCTGATAGGACTTTGAAATTAGAAGGGTGGTTTTAGATATGTTATGGACAGAGAAGTATAGACCGAAGAATATACAGCAATTGATTGGACAAGAGAGTTTCAAGTTAGACGCTGAGAATTGGATTGAAAATAAAGATATGCCTAATGTATTATTGCATGGACCGGCTGGTGTAGGTAAGACTGCCGCAGCAGGTATTCTCGCATTAGAGATGTTAAAGCATGAAATAGATTCTAATTATTTTGAGATTAATGCAAGCGATGATAGGCGTTTAGAAGTAGTGCGTACTACTATCAAAGATGTAGCGCAACAGCGAGCAATAGGTGATGTACCATTCAAAATCATTCATCTGGATGAATTAGACGGTATGACTCCCGACGCTCAAAATGCCTTGAAAAGAATCATGGAAAGGTACGCACATAATGTGAGGTTTGTTATTACTGCCAATGATAGAAGTAAGATAATTTATCCTCTACAATCTCGTTGTGCTAACTATTATTTTTCAATATTAGATAACGCTACAATCTCAACATTGCTGAAGACGATTCTTCAAAATGAAGAATTATCATTGCCTTCAGAGACAGACTTAGCCACTTTTATAAGCCACTATAACGGTGATGTTCGTAGAACAATAACGGAACTGCAAGCCGCACTTGCTAGTGGGATAAGTCTAAGAAAACAGACAGACAAAAGTTTGGAGCGTTACGATAAGATGCTGAACTTATTAGTAGAAGAAAAATACAATCAAGCGTTAACTGAATTGCATGATGCCCTATATTCTGGAAAAACTGTGAAAGACATTTGTTATGGATTACATGAAGTTATTGTTAAAAGTGATATGACAGATAATCTAAAATTCAAATATTTAAGAGCAGTTGGTGAAGCAGAATGGAGAGGAAATTCAATGACCCCAAGAGTATTAGTTTCTTGGGTAATATCTCAATTGAGGTAAGTAAAGAAAGAAAAAAAAATGAATGAAAAAAATGGAGAATGATAAAATGGAAGAAAAAATGAAAGATGAAATAGAAAAGTATGCCGAGGTTATTGGCATTACTGTTGAGGATGCTTCGGCTATCTTTGATAGTATTGTCACTGAGAATAGTTTGGATTTGAATAGCGAAGAGGGACTCTTAGTTGCTCGAAGTGTATTCAGGTCTAAATTCGCTCAGACCAGAGCACGAATGAAAAAGGACGAAAGTGGAGAAGAAACGACAACAGAATACACTGGACCTACATATACCCAAAAGGCGAAAGGTTTCTTTTGGGCTGTAGAGAACGCCACTGATTGGGAAGAAAGGAATAGGAATACGCTTTTGGCCGAATACCAAAGAGATGCTGATTCTGTACTACAGGCTGGAACGGCTGCTATGGCAGTCCAATTGTCTGATGGTAGATATGAGGTAACTCTGGTATTAGCAGGGGAATCGAATACTAAAGTGATGGAAAAACTCCCTGAAACCGAACCCATGCAAGTTGATGATGACCGCTGGCTTATCCCTGTTGATAGTCGAAAGGCTTGGGCAAATGGACAGCCAAACAAGACTTATGGAAAACCTCTACCCGCTACCCGATGGCAGCGGACATTGATGTTTATCGGTACTGTTGGTGATGGAGAAATTGGTAAGTATCAGTTGCGAGTTAATGGAGAGCAAGCAAGGGATTTCCACCCCCGAACATTTGCTCTATGTGAATTTGATTGTGTGCCTAACTCTAACAACCCAAGTAATCTGAGTGCAAGAAAAGACGGGAGTACAATTAATTCTCTATCTTACTTAGATGAAGAAATGGACATCCTTAATCTCGTTCAAGAGAATTTAAGTGAAAGGATTTCTGCGTTAGTCGCTCTTGACTCTTATCATGTAGATAATTCACATAAAGCATATTCTGAAAGAATTGTCGTCACAGATGGTAATGTGGCTAATATGAATCTTCAGGCTTATGATAATGGGAATCGAGTGGTTTATCTTAGTGATTTGAATGCAGACTTCGATTATGAAGGAGATGGATTTTCTTCAACCGCATGTTGGGTTCCCTCCAATATTGATATTGATTTCGGAATCGGTAGCAACATTATTGTTGTCGGTCGAACCTCTCAGAGAGAAGTTGATGGTGAACTGTCAAACGTCAGTATCAACGTTCTAGGGTTATATGTGGTGGATAGACATGGTAGTGCAGATATTCCTGTTCAACCATCGGAGGATGACGACTACAGTTGGTTCTGAATAAAATAGAGTTTAGGGGTTTGCCCACTAATAGTAGAAATCATCGTCCATATGGGCAAGATAGTCAACCGGACTTGGTAGGCTGTCTTTCTACTCCCCCACTCTATTTTAAGGAGAGATAATTATGGGATTAACATCAATGAATAAACCAAAGCAAGCCGTTGATTCAGAGGTTCAAAAAGAACTTCAATATCAACATTGGAAGAAATTAACGGCTGAAGCAAGAAAAGAACAATTAACAAGGAAACACTCGTTTATGGTTCTATCAATAGAAGGACAAGCAAAGAAGGGTAAATCTGGATTAGGTCTTGATATACGAACAGAGGAAGAAATCAAAGAAGGACATATTATTCGTTTCTTAGACTTCGATGATGGAGCAGAAGCAACATGGAAAACCTGTTGGGATTCTGATGAGAATATTTTCGTTTACTGCCCTAATCATTACAATAGTGATGGTACAGAGAATTATTCTCTGACTATGCAGAACGCTCTGAACTTCATCAGAGAAACAGAAGAAATGATTGCTGATGAAAATATAAATGTCAGAGCCATTGTTGTAGACGGAATGGATAAATGGAACGATTGTGTAACAAATAAATTGCGCTATGAAAGAGTAAAGGGTGATAGAAGGAAGATGCAAGAACCAATTCCTCCAACCGCATATGGGGCAAGAAACATCGACCACAATGAGTTATTCATTAGTGCGCTGAAGTTGAATTGCGATAAGATTTTCATCACTCATTTGAAGCCGACATTCAATGACCACATGAATCCTACACCAACAGGTTTTGTACCTTCTTGGAATAAGGATGTTCCAGATAAGATGCTTCAAATGTTGAGTATCAGAGATGAAAGTGTAGGTAACAACATCAAATATACTGCTCGACTCAAGGCAAGTAAAACTAATCCGGGTATGATTGGTAAGACGTGGACCATCTTTGAATCGAAAGGGAATACCGCCAAATGGAACGGTGTGCCTGAAATACAAACGAGGGAAATTTAATTCGCTATTTAGGGGTTTACCAAATAAAAACAGTGCAGTTCATCGCCCTTTCATCTGAGGAAACTCAGTAAAGGTTTGGTGAGGGAGATTGGTGTCTTCCTACTGTTCCCCGTTAGCGAAAGTAAGGTGATATTATGGAAATAGAAGTAAATAAAAAAGAGATTGTTGAAGCATTGAAAAATGTAGAAATGAAGGGAAAGTGGGCATCATCGAGTGGCCTATCTTCAAAGTCTTTAGGGAAGTATATTTATTTTCAATTAGAGGATAACTCTCTATTATTGATTAATTCAGATGAATCTACAACAGTTATAGAATCAATATCTGTTGAGTCTGAAGATGAGGGTTCTTTCGTTTTAGACATTGAAACTCTAAAGAAGTATCTGACTAAGATGAATGATACAATTACATTTGAAATTGGAGATACAATCGTAATGAAGTCTGATGGTAAAAGAGCAAC